TGCCGATCTGGCCGCTGATACCCACGTCGATAACGTCCGTGCTATCGCGGGTAACTGTGATGGCTGCGAAGGTGTTATTGTCACCACCGTCGAAGCACAAGGAACGATCCAAAATCATAACGGTAACTCTCCTGCGCCCTGGGCGCTCTTGATGTGGGTGGAAGGACCGAGCTTAGGTGATCCGAGCTTCGGTCGTCAGCAGGCGATCCACAACGCGGATCGGCACGCCACGGAACATAGTAACCGGCTTGCCGTCAAACTCTCCGATAGAGAGCAGCAGGTTTGTTTTGTTCATGGCTTGGCGATCAAGCGCAGCAGCGACTTGGCGATTGCAGTAAATCGCAAAGCGCGTGGCGCCGAGAACGCCGCTTGGCTTCGTCGGATCGGTAGTAATCCGCATGGACGAAGGCGCCGTCGGGAAGCGGTGGAACGCCGACACCAAACCGTTGATAAGGTTCGCCGCGCTGGCGCCCGTCAACAGCGTCACGTCGATATTGCACATACGCACAACGTAGCGCCAATCGCGCACGGCAAGGCCGCACTCCCATTTGAAATGCGAGCGATACACGCGATACATGGAGCCGTCGGAGAGGACTTTCACATCTTCGCCGAGATCGGTCATTTGCAGGCCAGCAATCTTGCCTTTCGGGAAGATGCCGTGGACCGAGTTTGGCCCCCACCCAACAACCCACATGGAGCAGTTTGTCGAGCCGGTGCCGCCCATGTCGATAACATTGTTGGCGCTGGCGGCATTGGCGACTTGGACAGTATTGTAGCGCGGCGCCAAGCCCATGATCTGCGCAGGCGTGTTCATCGAATTGGCATACAGAAAAGCCGACTGGACTTGCTGCGTCATGCCTTCGTAAAAACCGCCTTCTTCGCTCAAGCGAAATTCCGCGGTATTCCCGTTGAGATCGGCCAAATCCTTGTCAAGCTCGGAATAGCCTTCAAGATTACCGCACGCTTCCGTGATCTGCGCCGTCGTGCTTTTGGTAGGCTGCACGCCCTGATAAAGCTGGCGCCATGTGCCTTGCGGGAGGCCGGTGCGAATGGTCGTCTTGTGACCGCTCGTTTGGTTGCCTTCCACCCACAGCATATCATCCATCATAGCATTGGATTGAGACAGAAGATCGACCACCGTAGCCATCTTCCCGTCGTCGTCAACACGCTTTGCCCAATCCGCCAGCGTGAGGGCGGTATTGCCAATAATGGCCATAATAAACCTCTGTTCTTTCAGCCGCCCTTAGCGGCGTTGTGTTTCGGATACAAAAGCGCCGCTGCCGATTTAGGTGGCTCGGTCGGTGCGTTACCCTTGACCGGCCCCGGTTCAACAAGGCGCTTTGCCATGCTGTAAAGGAGCCGAATGACGGCGGGATTATTCCCGGCGCCTGTGAGGCCAAGAGCCTCCCGCGTTGCGCGCGTTTCTTCTGGCGTCAACACCAGCGTCATAGCTTGCAACACAGTCTCTTTTGCCATCGGCCATTTATCGCCGCCAATGACAGGATCAGCTTGAACCTCGGCCACCCATTTTTCGTTGAGATCAACCCAAGCTTTGATTGGGGCTTGCATCTGTTCCACAAGCTTAGGCCCCAAGGTATTGATAACCGCCTGGACGCTCTCATTATCCATGCCGCCTTTCGCGGCACCTTCCAGAAACGACACCAGCAGAGGATCATCCTTGCCGATGCCTTCTGGCAATTCCACGTTGTAGTCTTCCGGCTTGATCTCGGGGGCCGACGGCTCCCCCTCTTTGGTGTCGGCCCCCGGCGTGTCACCTTCGGCGGGCTTTTCAGGCTCCGCATCCAGCAAGGTTTTATCCAGCACGGTTTCGTCAAGCTTGGCGGCAGGCGCCTCGGCAGCGGGCGCAGCGGCAGCAGGCGTCTCGGCAGGCGCAGCGGCGGGCGCGGCTTCGGCAGGCGCAGCGGCGGGCGCGGCTTCGGCAGGCGAAGAACCACCGCCGTCGCTTGGTTGCCTGACAATTCGCATATAGCGATCAATAAGCATTTTGTTCCCCTTTACCGATTAGACAGATTTTCGGCCAACAGAAGCATATAGCTTTCTTTGGCTTCCTGCAACGCAAGATCGTGTAGCACTTGGCCTATCGCGCGCTGTCCTTCCCTGAAATGCAAAGCATTTGGACAGAAGGCCATGTTGGCGACCGGACGATAAAGGCCGGACAAATCGTGCATGATGTATGAGTAAAGCTTTCTGCCTTTCTTCGTTGAAAGCATATCGCGCAGCGCTTCGGCACGCTCTTTTTCAGCAAGCTTAATGCTCTTTCTGACTTCTCGCTGCGCTACCGGATCGGTCAAATCCGGCACACCTTCGGGCCGGGTTTCTTCGATCTCCGCGTCTTCTGTGTCAGACATTGGGTTTTGCCTTGACGCCAAAAATCTGCGTCGTCCCTTCGGGCGGTGCGCCGGGGATGGCTTCGATTACCGGAACGGCTTTCAAGGTGCCGTGGGGCAGCGTTGCCGCGTGCTGTTCGGCGTCCTCTTTGGTGCGAAACACCATGGCCGCGTGCGCTTTTTGCGCCCACCCAAACGGCGACAGATACTTGCCTTGAGCATTGACGATTGCGTGCGGCATTACATTCCCCCGTTCAACATCATTTGAAGCGCGTTCTGCCCGCCACCAACATTGGTGTCAGATAGAACCTTTGCGCCGCCGACAGCGGCTTGCATGTCCTGTTCCATCTTCTGTTGCTGCTGCGCCTGCGCGCGAGCTTGGCGTATCTGGTCACGCTGCGTCTTGCTGGTCAGGATGCGCGGAGAGACACGAAGCAGCGAAGCGTATTCTTCCATGGTCGCATCTGCATTGAGGTTGTCGAGAACGTCAGGCAGCGCGCCGCCGATGTTGCCTGCGAAACCCCACAGCCGTTCAATCGCGGTTGTTGCTGTTGCCCGCTGCAAATCCGCCAAAAGACTGATATACTCAATCTTGAGATCGGCACGCTGCATGATTTCCGGCATTTGCGGAAACATATTGGTGCGCCACATGATATTGAAGATGCGCTTAATGTCCGCTGCCAAACCTTCGCGCTGTAGGCGATCCATGGCCGGGCCAAGCATGACGAGCTTTTCTTCGCGGCGCGCGTCAATCTCTGTTGCCGTGCGGACGGTATCAAGCTGCGAGATCATAAGGAATAGGTCATTGAAGAACACATCTTTGATGCGCGCTTCGACTTTCGTAATGTCCTCTTTAAGCTCGCCGATTGGCATGTTGGTTGTGAAAGCGGGCTTGAAGCCTACGCCGCCTGTCAAGGTCGGAACGTAGGTTACTGCGCCGGGCAGCAACGACGCAGGCTGGTTCTTCATTGTGGCGTCCGCGATCATTGGCGGGTTCACAATTTTGTCGATACCTTGTGCCTTGCGCTTTTCTTGCTGCTGTAGCTGCTTAATGTCGCCGAGCGCATCCATGCCGGGGGAACGGCCATACGCATCGTTGCCGATCACGTCCCATCGCGGGCACGAGAAAGGCTGGTCCAAGTATCCCGTTGCGCGGAGAAAGCCCGCGATCTGCGTGCTGCCGTATTCCCAATAATACTCGCGGACGCGAAAATGCTTGGGAACGCCAACAGCGCCGGGGCCTGTGGGGTTTGGCGTGTATTCCGGGTTTGGCTCTATGGCGTGGCCGATCTCAATTTCTGTCTCTGCGCCAGCGCCATTCGATTGTTGCACAGTATTCCAAATGTTGCGCACCGTAGGGCTGGCGTTCTCAATTCCAAATTCGTCAACGATCTGCTGCACCGTCATAGTGAATTTGCGATACAGCGTATTCACGTCGAAATTTGGACCAACAGCGCAGTAGTATTCGCCTGCTGCCGGGTTGAAGCAGCGTATCGCGGTGTCGCGGTCGGCATAGATAATGAGCGGCGCGGTGCCAAAGACAACGAGATCGAGATATTGGACAGCCTTAGCGCCGTAGTAGTTTGAGCCTGCCATGACGCGAAGCATCCGGCGCGTGGCTTCCTCAAGCCAAATCTGCACGTCGGCGTCACGCGCAATGTTGTCGTTGCCTTCGGCCAGCGACAGGCGGAACCAGGGCCGGGACGGCGAGGTAGTGCCAGACATGATGCCTGCCGCCGCATTGCGCGCGGCGGTCGTGCCCGTGCTGTTGATGATCTTCTGGTTGATCTGCGAGCCTTTGTTCCATTGGTTCGCTGTGACCAGCCAGCGATACCGGCGCGGCAGAATGTAATCTGCCAAATCCCGCCAATGCTGCCACCACGAATAGCGCGCCTGCTCTAGCTCGGTAAGCCGAGCGTCCACATGCTTGCGGAGCCGGGCGGCTTTATCCTGGCCGAGCTTTGGTGACGGTTTCCCGCCGTCTTCGCGGGCCGGGCCGTCGGGCGGGAGCATGGCCATTCTTACAATCCTAGCAGGCTGCGTGTTGGCGTTTGATCTTCGAGGAACCGGATACCTTGCGATCCTGTCAGATTGGTATTGTTCATGCCCTGCGAAGCGCCGAGCGCGGCTGCGCCAGCGGTGGCATTACCGGCCTGGGGGCTGCTGGCCGCTGCGCTGCCGGGGGTGGTTGACGGGCTGGCCTGGGGTGTGGCGGGCGGCATGATGGCCGGGGGCAAGGCAGCGGCGGCGGTCGCGGCGGTCGCGGCGGTCGCGGCGGCGGGCATGGCCGGGATCGTAGGCATTTTTGGTTTTGGCATTTTTGGGATAAGCCGAGCCGTGTTAAACCCCATAATAAGCCCCTATATGTAGTGGTTTATGCGAGCAAGCACACACAACGGCTGGTTGTCAAGACAAAAAAGCCCCGCTCGCCTGGGGCGTGCGGGGCAGTTTGGGAGGAAAGGAAGGCGCCACATAAACGCTCCGGCCTGCAAGCAAGGAGCAAGGCAGCACCCTAAGCGAAGGGATCGTAGTCTGTCAAGGCCATTGGTGGCCCGCCGTTGTGGCCGATCATGTTTGGCCCGCCGCCCTGGCCGCTCAAGACTTTCTGGACAGGGTAGGCGAAGGTTAGGCACAGCGCGTCGGCTTCATCCGGTGACGGTATTTGATGCTGGCGCAGCATTACCTCTTTGCTCACAAGCTGTATCTCGTTGTCGTTTCTGTAGCCATAGAGCGCGGCGGTAAGTTCCTTCTGCAATTCATCCCTATTCGGTATGGCGATCTTTGGAAGCATCTCTTTCATGGTGCCCCACATCTCGCTTCGCTTATTGGTGTATCGTGCAGGATTGGCGTCAAGCTCCACGCGGTCACTCTTGGC